GCGGCTGAGGCATCGTCCCATCCCTGATATCCATAAAATCCTTGTTGGACTAATTGCTGTGCAGTGGCCATTAAGTGTCAAACCTCCCCCTAAGGTCTTTCGTACTTGAGTTTCCGAAAAAATTAGGAACGTCAAAGAAAGGCATATTTTTTTCGTACTTTGCCATTTCCTGTCTAATCTTGCCCCAAGAGGTTGCCAGTATTTGTTTGGCTTCAGCACTTTTAAACTGAGAGGATTTGTCATCTTCTCCTTTAGACCTAAGTATTGCCACGGCTTCAAGTTCCACTGCTTCGTTTGCTTCAGGAGTAGAATAAGTAAAGATTGTTGTATCACTATCAGCACTTAGTACCGTTACATTCTTTATGCCCCAGATATAAATGACATTTATTCCTGTAACTAGACTCCCTGCAACAGTAGGAACTGGCCAAACAAAATACCTTCTCCATTGATTAGCCCACTTTTTATCGGTACTGTCGGGGTAATCTTCTTTCCAGTTTAAGTAATCATCAAAAGAGAGGGGGCTTCCATCAGGGTCTTCTCCGTACCTTGGGTCTTCACCGCTCGAATCCGAAATACCAAGTTTCCAAATAGAATTTGATCTCCAATTTTGGGGATAATCATAATACTCCTGATCCACTTGAGTTACAGTCTTTTTGGCGTCTTGAAGTTCGGGCCAAGGGAATAATCCCGCCGCCTTCCGATATGCTCTGTTTATAGCCCTATCTATAAGACTAGGCGCATAAAGAGTTGATTCATCTCCGACAGTAAGGTCGTCTTGGATTGCCGTTCTTAGTTCTGCTAGTGTATCCATAGTCAAATAATAGATATCTGTTTTAGTTTAAGGCAATAAGTTAAGTGAACCACAATCTAAATTTCGGGCATTCCAGTGGTTGTAGTTGAACGAAACCTCTTTGCCAAAAAATTATAATTAAAAGCCCAATAATTATTAGAATTAAACCAACTGCTCCTAAAATGTAAATTCTTTTCATCTACCTAACGGAATCACGGAAATATAACTATCTGTCATTTGGGCAGTTCCCGTCCCAGACTGTCTTCTGGCTCTAATAATCATTGTGTGTGTTCCTGCACCAAATCCAAATATCCAAAACATTGAAAATGTTTGGTCATAAAGTTGGTCAAAAACTAAATTTGGTGAAAAAGATCCAGCAAGAGAATCATTAAAACTCATCACCATTATATCTCCAGCAGTACCAACTCGACCAAAACCCCAATAATTAACCAGAAGATTTGTTGTTCTTAATAAAACTACTTCTAAACTAGCTATCGTTACAAAATTAGAATCTGGAATTTGAGCTTCTGTGTCACCATTTGTTGCTTGATATGGGAAATTCGCTGTTGAGACTAATCCCGTTCCATCTATTATAGTTTGGCCATTTTCATCTTCTACTGTTATACCTCCTGTCAATAAAGAACCAGCTCGTATTTCTCCCTTAAACACCGCATCCCCCGTATCCCCATCTATCGCAAAGGTTGTTATCCCTGCTTTATCTCTGGCGGTTAATCCGCTAGGAGTTATCCTTAAATCTCCCGAAATGCCCGATTTAAAATCTCCAATTTTGAGACCACCAGATTGTTGCAACTCAAACTCTTGAAGTATCTTTTTACTTCTAGTGTTTAGCGCCTGACCAATAGTCTCACTTGCGACTATCTTTTTCTTAAATGGTTTATCTTTTGTAATAGCTGGAGAATAAGTACCCGCAGGGTTAGCCTGTCCAGGTAAGGGAACAAGTTGAGGTTCCCCTGGAAACGGAGTGTCCTGTATTACCTCTGGTTCGTAAACTTTGTCTGCCATGTTAGTCAAAGTAAGTTCTGCTTCTTAATACTGTCGGTGTCAGGTTGAAAGACGGAGTTAGTAAAATTTTATGTTCAAAAATATCCCCTTCCGCACCGATTCTAAATACTGCCTTTTTACCATTCGTTGTAGAGTAACTTGCGTCACCATTGGCCGCGTAAGCCCTTGTCCAACCCCCTGCTTTGTTCATTTTGTAAAATAGTTCTATGCTACATCCTGTAGGTAACTGCTCCATAAGCAATTCCGTATACTTCCAGGTTGTTGGTCTTTCTGGATTTTTCATCGGAGTTCTAAACTCAAGCGAGTGGTATTCTGCGGTGGCTTTAAAATCAGGGTCTACGGCTTTAACTCCGAAAGACGTACCATCACGGTAAGAACAAATAGTCGTGCCTTCAACATTAGCAACCGCACCGATTTCGTCTACATCAAGTTCATATTCTAAATTAAGAGTAAAAGGAGCTTCCTTGTGCCTACGGCCATAACTGTAAATCCCGTTATAACCAGATGTAGCCCCAAAAACACCCCAAAGAGATAAGTTTCCCAAGGACTGAACATCCACCCAGGATAAACTCGTACTTTCCCAATCAAATATATTAATCTGATCCACTTCATTAGCCACTCCACCGGGATTTACTCTACCCCCCCCAGGGAATCTTTTAGCGGGCATTGTGTCGGTAAAATTAGCAAAGAATATCTCTCCATCATCTCCGATTTGAGCTAGAGGAACCTCACAATCAATCATTCCATTAACACCTTTATTGGGATAGCCTGCTTTGTAAGTTCCTATTATCGCTCTACCGTTTCTTTCAACTATAGTTTTTGCGACATTCCCCGGAATTAAATTAAGTGCCTCATTAGTATAGGAATCGTCATATCCTACTAAAGCAATATCAGAACCTGCACTGATATAATTCGCACCACCGACTTGTTTCATGGTGTGCCAATCTGCATCGGGTAAATTATCAGCTACAGTAGTAACATCAGTCCAATTCGAGTTACCAGGGAGTTCTTTTTGTTTGACCTTAGTTCCTGTTGCCCACTGAAGATAAGTTGTCGTAGCGGATGGTTTTTCTTCTGCTCCTTTTATCTGTCCGTCTGGGTCTTTGTAAACATTTCTCCAGTAACCATCACTGAAACGCCTGTAAATAAATCCTGTGTTGCCGAATCCATAAGTATTCCCATCACTTGCCTTAACAAAGAATCTGATTAAATCCTCAAATACATTGACTAACCCTTCAGACTGGGAAGGTGAGGCACTTAACGATCCTGAAGGAGACGCTGAACCTGAAGGAGATGCACTTTTAGAGGCACTCTTAGAACCCGATGGTGAATTACTTTGGCTGGGAGTACCGCTGGGACTTTGAGTTGGACTCGCACTTCCACTTGGTGATGCCGATGCGCTGGGTGAAAGAGAGGGTGAGATTGAATGAGTTATCCCAAAAAGCCCCTCATCAATCAATCTCTGTCCGCAAGTAAGGGTATCAACAGTTTTCCTGATATCTAGGTTGCTTAGGAACTTTGCCGATCCTCTTATCCCACGATCAGAAAATGACGAAATCCCGCCCGACCATGAAGTTATCTCAAAAATTGGCATACTTTATATTAGAAAAAATTATTGGTTTAACGCAATTTAGTCTGGTGAGCTGGGTAATGCATCCCACGACTTATACTTATCAACATAAGCAATAGGGCTTGAAGGACTTGCACTCTCGGAAGCTATATTATTTGGGATTGGGTCATCGTCAACAACTATTGGTAAATCATCCCACTCCTTATATTTAGCAACATATGATATCGGAGAAACAGACGGGCTGGCGCTGGGACTGAGGGATGCTGACCCGCTTGCCGCAGAAGGTGACACACTTGCACTCTCACTTGCAGAGGGTGACAAGGAAGCGCTGGCAGAAGCAGACCCAGACGCCGAAGGAGATAATGAAGCACTTTCACTTCGTGACGCACTGGCTGATTCAGAGTTAGAAGCAGATTTACTGGCACTTTTGCTTTCTGATGCCGAAGCACTTGCAGAAGCGGAAGCTGATGGGGAAAGAGATTTGCTTTCACTGGCAGAAACAGAAGCACTTATTGACGCAGACGGAGACAAGCTCTTTGATTCACTTGCGCTTGGACTTGGTGATTTCGACTCCGAGGCACTTGGAGATAATGATGCAGAGAGAGACAGGGATGCACTAGGACTTAACGACTTACTTTCAGAGGCTGACGGACTCTGGGAAGCTGATTCAGATGCAGATGGACTTAAACTGGCTGATGGTGACAGGGAAGCACTAGGGCTTTGTGATTTACTTTCTGAAGCACTCGGACTTTGAGAGGCAGATGCGCTAGCCGATGGTGAAAGAGATCCAGAAGGACTTTGGGAAGCAGATCCGCTACCTCCTGAAGCAGAAGCGCTAGCGCTAGGTGATAAAGATTTACTTCCCGAAGCAGAGGGACTAAGACTTTTTGATTCAGAAGCACTAGGAGACTGGCTGGCAGATGGAGATAAGCTGGCCGATGGGCTTAAACTCTTAGACTCACTAGCGGAAGGAGATTGACTCTTGCTCGCTGAAGCACTAGGACTCAAAGAAGCTGATGGCGAAAGAGAGGCACTTGGACTTAATGATTTAGACTCTGAAGC